ACAGGCTAAACCAGTAGTTGAAACTACTGAAGAAGTGAAAGATTTATCTAATGCAGAAGAATTAGAAGCAAAACAGGATTCCGCAAAGGCGGATGAAGGTGATGCCGACTCTGATTCTAATCATACCACCTATGTTTCAGTTGAGCTGGCAATAGAACAATTGTCAGCCATTAAAAGCGAGTTTGTGAAGGTGCTTATAAAGTACCCAGAAGATTGGAACAAAAAAAAGTTCTTTATCGATGGGGACACTAGGGACGTTCATAAAAACAACGCTGAAATATTCATCAAACAGGGTATTGCAACATTAGTAACTAAGTAATCATGGCAAATATTATCGATACTACCTTTTTTGTGGCAAACATTAATATTCCTAATTCAGGGGATGCTGATATTGCTTCTACCATCAACTGGTTCATCAACAAATATGAACAGCAGTTTTTGGAAAAAGCGTTAGGCTATCCATTGTATAAGGCTTATAAAGCTTTACCTGCCGACCAACGCTTTCAGGATATTCTGAACGGAAAGGAATATACTGATTGGAAAGGAAGGATAGCAAAATGGGATGGGTTGATAGTAAATGTAACTGATACCCAGAAACAAAGCCCTATTGCCAACTATGTTTATTACTGGTATCAACGCAATAACGTTACATTTTCAACGGGTGTTGGTGAAACTATCAACACCCCTGAAAATGCTAAGACTGTCTCTCCTTGGAAGAAAGCGGCAGCATCATGGAACGAAATGCGTAAACAGGTAATGATATTGGTTGAGTTTATAGAGCAAAATGCCACTGTATATCCTGAATGGGATCCTGTTGATAAGTATGAGACATTGAAACATTTTGCATTCATTAACCCAATTTTTTAACCGCGTCTAAACAGCGCAAAATATTTTACAATGAAAAAGTTGTTTTTATTTATGGTTTTGGCAGTTGCCCTATCAACTGTCGCAGTTAAATCAAAGGCGCAGATTGCGCTTGTTTCACCCACTTATGNTAATACTAAGGATACCGTGACAAATACTGCAAGTAAGGTATTGTGGAAGCAAGTAAATGGTTATAAGGAAACTGTAACCATAGCAGTAAACGTTACAAGTATCAGTGGAACACTTGGTGGTACCATAGTTCCTATTGCAAGTAATGACGGCACTAACTTCTACGACATCAGTACTGTATCAAAAGACACTTTCACCGTTACTAATACAGCTACCCAAGGCAAAGCATATTATTTGCAACGAGGGTATAAATATTACGGTGTTAAGTGGACTGGTACCGGTACCATGTCTGGTAGTTTCACTGGTACATTATTAGCAAGAAAAACTAGTGAATAATGGCACTTGGCAACGCAAACAATGGTGTAGAGTCTTCTTTGGTAATTGTAGATGTATTTAAAAGGATTACCGATGCAATGAATGTTTCATTAGTATCTAAGTCTATATCTGTCAATTATTCATTTGGCAGATCCGTGCAAATTTTGAGTAGTTTACAAAAACTAACCAATAGCACAGACCCAATTAGAAGAGCTTCAAAATATCCATTGTTTGCGTTGTTTATGCCTTTCGATGAGATTGTAGGTGGGGATTATTTTGTAAATGTCACGTTCCCAAAAATTGTAATTGCTACATTGTCCAATAACACTGATTCTCCTAGTGTGAGATATACAAAAAGTTTTAATGAGACACTATACCCCGTTTACCAAGAGTTTTTAAACCAACTAGGTAGATGTTCAAGTATAGTCTTACAAAACGATGAGTATATCCCTCATCGCAAAAGAGATAATCCAGGATCGCCACCACCAAAATATAATGGTGGTATTCAGTTTGTTGATTTTGTAGATGCAATAGAGATTTATAACTTACAAATCACTTTTCAGCTCAAAACGTAAAATGTTTATTAACTTTTTAATTTAAAAATTATGTTACTTCCAGCTTGTGCAGCATCATCTGCACCTTTAAACAACGGGATTGACTGCTCAGTAAAAATGGGCGCACCCGTAATGTTAATACTAATGCCTGCTGGGTTTAAATGGCACGCATCTGACGAAGTGAACTTTTTAACGTTCCTTCAGAATCAAATTGCAGCCGCTTCGCCTAACAGATTTTACCCTTTATTTGGCAATGTCGCTAACATCCGCACCATTGCCGATGCAAAAGAAAGTGATGTGACCGTTACTTATGATGATGGCTCTATGGGCTTCATTCGTAACGGTATGTTTTCAAGGACATTCACTACCAATAAAGGCGGTTTGGCTTACGCAAAGGCTTTGATGAGTATCAATTCATTTGCTAACTGGGCTTTTATTGAAATTGATAAGAACTTGAATGTTCTTAGAAAACAAAATAGCGATGGCTCATTCTCTGGTGTTCCTTTGAATGTAGCTTATGCAGCCACTCCAGAATTGGCAACGCTGAAAACAGAGTTCTTGATTCCATTTGTAATGAACTTCTCTCCAGCTGAATACATTAGCCGTTCAGTAATTTCAAAGTCTACAGAGTATCTTTTGGATATTACTGGTTTGACAAATTGTGGTATCATAAACGCAGCAGCAGTTTATACCAACCCAACGCCTGGTACTGGAACAATAACAGTGACAGCAGTAGGTACTAATGCAGATACTATCAATGTTGAAATAGCTGGTACATCCATTAGTGGTGGCGCAGTTGCTAAAACAGCTAGTGAATCTACCGTTACATTATTGGCTGCTAAAATAGTTGCAGCAATTAATGGTGCTACTGCTACAAATGGTGGTTATTCAGCTACTAACACAGCAGGGGTAATTACCCTTTCTATTAATGGCGATGCTGGCAATGGTATCACACCTACATTAGTGTTGAGTGCAGGTGCTACAATTGCGGCTACAGCAACGGCTATTAGTGGTGGTGTTACAACAACTACTGCATTGAAATTCGATGTGCAAACATTGGGTACCATGCAAAGTTTGTTAGGCAATTATGCAAGCATTGCAGTAGCAAGCACTTTCAGTGTGGTTGACAACCTTGGTAACAGCGTTACACCTAGTAATGTGGCTATTGCTGGTGGATTAGTAAATTTCACTGGTACGTTTGTTTCGGGCAGAACTTATACCATCAGTGGAGCTGGTGCAGCTGCATTGAACACGTTGGGAATTGTTGGCTATGAGATTACTCAGAGTGCAACAGTAGTAGTTCCTTAATAGATCCATTTTTTAAGCTTAAAGGCAGCAGCGTTGTATTGCTGCTGCCTTTTTTAATTTAAGCATCATGCCACTGGACTCATTGCAATCAGACATATCTAATTTGACTTCCTTTAATTGGGGAGATGAATTGAATACTATTGTCGAAGGCAATACCGATGCGCTATTGACATTGCAAGAACAACAAATGGCTTCTGGTGTGGATAGTAACAACGAGCCAACAGCATTAGAGGGAAACGGTTATCAGCCTTCTACAATTGAACACAAACAAAAGTACGGGCAAGGATTGGGAGCAGTAACAGATAAGGTAACTGGTTATATGACAGGTGCTTTGTATGCTGCGTTGGAAGCTAAAGTAGATGATGATACATTCTCTTTTGATAGTACAGTTGATTATTTCCCTGCTTTATTAGATAGGACCGGCGAGCAATGGATGGGATTGAATGATGATAGTAAGAAACAATTTGGTGAGAACGTAACACTACCAGCTATACAATTGATTTTCCAAGATAAAACTGGCTTTCAAATCAATACGCAATGAGTAAGGTAATAGACACTGCCGCAGATTGTACCATTAATCAATTAATGAAATGCCTCTTTGATAAGAAGTATAATGTACTTGTTATCAGTGGGGAGTTTAGTAATGATGAATGCCAAGAAGCTTTTAAAAGTATCTACGCAGAGTTTCTTGATTTAAGTAAGCTTATTCAGTCTGAAGAATTTTCCATCATGCAATCAATGTTCTATATCGGAACCAGGATTAAACGAATGGAGATATTAATAACTATTGAACGGGAATCTATTGAAAAAATAGGCATGCCGTTTATTGCTGCCTTTCCCACCTTCAAAAGATATGGTTATAATCTTTTTTGGGAAAAAGAAAACCCAGACAAAGAAGCCTTCCTAAAGAAGATTGCTTCTATTGAAATGCAAGAAAAGCGTTTCAATATGCAATTGGAAGAAAAACGACTGGAACTATTTAAAATAAGAGAAAGTAAAGAGGATAAGGATAAATCTTTAAATGAAAAGAGAATAGATTTTATCCGCACTTTGAATAATGTTAGCACAAAGTATAAGATTGATCGTGATGTTACCACAGTAGAGGAATATGCCATCATGCTCTGCGATTTTAATGAGTTAGCGCAAGCAAGTAATAATTATAATAAAACAAACTAATCATGCCGGACGGTCAAAATATTATTGATATTGGTTATGACGTTGAAAAGCTTACAGCACAACAAAAGATTGTAGTAGAAGCTTTGACAGCTGTTTTTAATTTGGCAGAACAGATTGATGGCAGAGCTATTGCACCAGATATTAAAGGGATTCAAGATTTTAATAATGCTCAGGCAAAAGCAAAGAAAGGTGTTGATGAAGTTGGGTTGGCGGTTCAGCAATATAATAAGCTGTTGAGTGATATGGCAAAGAATCAAGCCATTGCGAATGCTGCTAGTAGTGATGCTGCTTTGGAAGCTGCTAAAGCTAAAGTGATAGCTCAAGAAAAAGGGAAAGCATTAAAAGAGGAAGCTGTAGCATCTCTAGGACTTCAAGATGCTTATCAGAAATTAAGCAAAGAGTATGAAGCTGCTGCCAAAAGTGCTAAGAGTTTAGCTGTGGAATTTGGTGAGACAAGTCCAATGGCTGTTGCAGCAGCTAAGAGTGCGAATGATTTAGCACAAAGACTAAAAACCATTGATTCAACAGTAGGTCAGTTTCAAAGAAATGTTGGTAACTATACTGGCGCAATGTCAGTACTTGAAAAAGAATTGATAGCCGTAAGAGAGGCAATCTCTGCTGCAACTACTGCTGGCGTTCAAAATTCCATTGCGCTTAATAAAAATGCTGATACGGGTGGTAAACTAAGTATTCAAACTAAACAGACTGCTAAAGAATTTTATGAGATAACAGGTGCTACAGAGGGAAGTACTCAGGCGAGTAATGCTAATAATACTGCTTTACAAAAGCTTATTAAACAAGAAGAACTTTTAACACAGGTAGTAAGCAGACAAGCACAAGGATTTACTTCTATTCAGCAAGAAGTAAGAACGACTGAAAGGGCATTAGCTACTATGGCCAGTGAGGGATTACAATCTAGTGAAGCCTTCAAAGAATTGCAGGTACAGTTAGCCGAATCCAAAAAAGGTATTAGGATTTTCAATGAAGAGCAAAAGATGTTGTCTTCGGGGGCGCCTGGTCTCGCAGCTGTAACCGCAGCCGCCAAAGGGTTATCTGGTATTTATGCTACAGGTGCAGGCGCAGCAGCTTTGTTTGCTGATGGTAACGAAAAGGTAGAAAAGGAATTGCAGAAGCTAATGGCTGTAATGACTTTGATACAAGGGTTAAATGAACTGCATGAAGCCGTTGAAAAAAAGAATGGTATTATCACTGCCTTACGTGCTACCCAAGAAAAGTTATTGACTAAGGTATATGGTGAAAAGCTTACAGCGCAGGCATTGAATAAGACTGCTACAATTGCTGAGGCAGAAGCTACAGAAGCTGCTACGGTTGCTACTGGAGAGCAAGTTGCTATGACCGAAGTTCAAACAGCTGTTACTGGTGAAGCTACGGCAGCCACCATCGCTTTGAATATTGCATTAACAGGCGGTCTATTATTGGGAATAGGGTTATTGATTGCTGGAGTTGCATGGTTATTTAAGGCTACAATGGATTGGGTGAATGCAGATGAAATTGCAATAAAAAAAGCGGGTGAATTAGCCGATGCCAATAAATCGATAACAGAAAGTATCAACTTAGAAATTGCCGCAATGAAAGAACGGTCACAAATTAATATTGATGCTAAAGCGCATGAGTTAGAGTTATCAAAAGCTAGGGGTGAAAGTACTCTAACTCAAATGGCATTGGAAAAAAAGCTTACTGAAGCACAAAAAGAGCAAGCTGATGAAATAATAAAGAAGTTTGGTTTTACAAAAGAGGGTATTGAAAGTACCAATAAAGCTTATCAGGCTGCAATAGTCAATGTAAAATCTTATAGAGATGAAGTTAAAAGATTAACGGAAAGTGGTTCTGGAAAGCAAAATGACGCTGATATTGAGCACGCAAAAAAGATGCTTGAAGAATATCAGAAAGAAGCCGATGCCGAAAAAGCAAAATATGACCAAGGTAAAGAGGCTTTAAAACAAAGTCTTGATGCTAAAAACAAACTTGAAGAGTTGGCAGCTACCCGCAATAAATTTACAGCAGACGAAAGAAGAGAGTATGAGTTAAAATTGATTGAAATTTCTATTGCTGACCGCAAAAGAGCTAATGATAGAATACTAACCGATGAAAAGTCAACTGAAGTACAAAGGCTAAGAGCAATTGAAGATAGTTATGAAGCTGAAAAAAGCTTAAATAAAGCTCAATTGAAAAATAAATTAGAAGACCCGTCATTGGATCTTACCAAAAGAAAGCAAATTATTGCTGAGTCAAAGGAAAAAGAGCGTGAATTGTTGGCTAATTATCTCTTATCGCGCGAAAAGATGCTTAAAGACTTTGATAATAGAGATAAATCCGCATTAGCGCAAAAGTATATTTATGAACAGCAATTCATATTAGAGCAAAACAAGGCTATACTAGAAAGTGATAAGACTAGCTATGAACAGAAGTCAAAAGCTTTAGAAGAGAATATTTCAAGTGAAAAAAGTATTGAGAATGCTAGCTATGAATTAAAAAAATCTAAAGCAGGATTGATTAATTCAGAATTACAAGCTTTAGCGATTGAACATCAAAATAAATTAACTGATATTCAGAATAAAGGCGACATTGATAGAATAGAATTAGCAATTAAGAGTGCTAAGAAGCAAGCTGAAAAGGGCAATTTGAAAATAAATATGTCTGCTACTGAATTGGAATTGGCTAGTCTTAAAAAGCTTGATGAGCAATATCAAAAAAACCAGATTAGCCTCAAAAAATACAATGAGGAAAAAGAAAAAATTGCGTACAATACTGCTATGGGCGCTATGAAAGCAGAATTGGATTTATTAAAAAGCACCGAAAAACTATTAAAAAACTTAGGTATTGATACAACCGAAATACAAAATCAAATTCTAAATAAAGAAAAGCAAATTGAGGAAGCTACACATAATCATGTTGTAAAGGTAACTACTGAAAAAAAAGAAGCTGAAATTAAAGCAATAGACCAAACTCTTCAATATGAACAGAAAGCTGCTACCTTAGTACAAGGTTTAGTTCATAATAAATTTGAGAGCCAAAAGAATGCAATTCAAGAAATTGAAAACAATCAACAACAATCTTATGAAAAAGAAATATCCAATATTCAAAATAGTAGTTTATCAGAGGCTGACAAAGCCAATAAATTAAAGATACTAGAGGCGCAAAGGCAAGCTCAAAAGGAAAAAAATGCTAGAGATCAAAAGAAGGCTGATATAGATAAAGCTAAGTTCGACAAAGAAGTAGCAATATTTCAAGTAATCATAAATACTGCCACTGCGGTTGTGAAAGCCTTGCCAAATATTCCTTTATCAATCTTAGCGGGGGTTATGGGTGCTGGGGAACTTACTGTAGCCGCTTCCGCCCCGATACCTAAATATGCAGAAGGTACAGACAATCACCCGGGTGGTTGGGCAATGGTGGGTGAAGGTAAATATCAGGAAAATGTATTGCTCCCTTCTGGTCAGTCATTTATAGCAGATAAGCCAATGGTGTTGGATTTACCTTATGGTACTTCGGTTACACCTATAACTGACAGTGATATAAACAGTGTTATGTATTCTGCCATGTTCAAGGGTACTGCCAATATGCTTATCAATAATAATGAAAGCACTAATAGAAAGATTGATGAGTTGAAGAATGCAATTACTTGGCAAACTGAAAAACTTGCATCTGTTTACAAGCAACAAAAGAGACCGATAGTTAGAAATATTATTGATTTTTCAAGTAGTGATTACATCCAAAAACAAGTAAAATGGTAACTAGAGAGCTTTTTTTATTCTTTCTTACCACCAGTGCTGGTCAGTGTTATTATGTAAACACTGATGGTAGGGTATTGACTTGCCAGCCTAATGATAAAAGAGCTTGGTTGCCACAAGCACCTGATGGATGGAGAGAGCAACAATTGGGCTTCGGACGTAATATGCACTACTGGGCCATGAATAGAAGTTACTCATCCGCTTTAAAGTTTGTAGGCGATGGCGCTACGATTATTCGTTGGCTTCTCTATACTCAAAAGGGGGTTGATACAAATCTTTATCTGAATATTAATAAATACAATGACCTTAATGATACTTACGAAAGCTATTACAAAGGCGAAGTTGACTTGATGAACAATGTTAATGATGATCCTTTAGTTGGAATCACATGCAATGTTATTGAAGGCGGTTTATTGAAGCTATTGAAAGCTTATGAGAATACACCTTTTGAAATACCTGTTGATGGTTCGTTGCAGGAAAATATCAATGTTAATATCAATGGTTTAATTTTCAATGCAGTTTTAAAATATTCAACTTCACCCGTGGCAATAGCTGCTCATGGTGTTATTATTCCTTTGGTGCAGTTATCAAAAGTGGGATGTGATGCTGGAGTAATTGCTACTGANCAGCAATTAACAAACTTTGATCCTAATAATGGTACAGCTATCAATCAGTTGATTTCTGAAAGTACACAGTATTGCTTTACTTATGATAAAGCAGTTGCCGTCACTATCAATGCCAATATATTCTTTACGGGTAGTTGTAATAATGGGGCATTGATAGCTTATACCTCACTTGGAAATGCAAGTAATGGCTATCAACCTTACAACCTTATCAATACTGCCACTAGAGCCAACGCTACTTCTGCTATTGTGGCAACTGGTGCAATCACAAGTAATACTACTTATACAGTTAATCAAACGATAAACTTACAAGCAGGTGAAAGTCTGTTTATTATGCTTATCGTGGAGGATAGTAGTTTCACATTGGCCATGAATGCCAATAGCTTGGATATTACTTTCGATAGCCAGTTTTCTGACACAACTGTCATCTGCATTAAGCCACTCGATTTACTAACTCAAATTGTAAAGAAAATATGTAATCTAGCCTATCAATATCCAGAAATCAATGCCCCTTTTACTATTCAGTCCGACTTATTAAACCAGCATTCTAATCTGGTATTGACAAGTGGTGCAGCTTTAAGGCATGAGGCTGGAGCAGTAATCAAGACAACATTATCTGAGTTCTTTGATGCAATGGATACACTTATTGGAGCGTCGCTAGGTAATCTTTACACAGTCGGCACCCCTCATGGTGAAACCTTGTTTGTCGAAAAGTTGGGTTATGTTTTGGATAGTAGTGCGACACCGTTTGATATTGGTGAAGTATCAAAACTAAAGATTACACCTACTACCGATTTGTATTTTGATATGGTAGTGGTTGGCTATCCAGAACAGAAGTATGATGAGCAGCAAGGCAACTATGAATGGAACACTACTAGCAAATGGAAAGCACCTATACATAAGCTCAATAAGGAATATCGAAAGGTTTGTCCTTATCGTGGTGATGCTTATGGAATTGAATATACCAGAACTCTTATCAATACCTCAAATAGCACTAATAACAAAAGTGACAATAATACTTTCCTTTTAAACATTGATTACAGCCAAATACAAGCGGCACAAGCTAAAGTAAAAGGCACAACTGGTAAGTATTATGGAAGCGGTTATTTCTTACCCGATGCTAATTCTGGAACTAATAGGGGGGAAAAGATGGAATTAGATAGTATTAGTGGTACTGGTATTGCTTCAAACTTATTAATTGCATCTGATGGACAATCTGCTGCTAACACATTACAGTACACTGGCAATTCTGATACTGTAAGTCTTAACCTTAATCTTCAATTTGAGTTTGAAAGTGGTTTATCCTGGCATTATTTAAACAACACAAATGTATTTGGTCATGTAAATAAGAAAAAGCAGATTATTCCTAATGGTACTTATTACGCCACCTTCCGTTTGTATATGAATGGAACAGTGATCTATTATCAGCCTTTGACATTGAACACTGGTAGCCCTCAAGCATTTACGATTGCTACACAAATATTGAGTAAAAAGATAAAGTTTGGAGACGTTTTCCAATTTGAGATATTTTATTCTACGCTACAGCCTTATGTTTATGGTGATATAGCAAAAGGTAGTGACAGCGATGGATATCTTCTAGTTTTCAGTATCAGCAAATTTAATCTTTCGGTTTCAAATGATAATGCTACACCTGTTTATGGCTTATTAAAGAAAAGCTATAGTAATACAAGTTTTCCAACTACTGAACAAGGTAATAGCCTTTATAATGTTGAGGAGATGTCGCCCGCTAGATTATTGAATGTTCATTCGCCTTACATACTTAGTCTGCTTTATAATCGAAAAAGTGATAGTCTCATCTTTCAGACGGGTGATAAAAACACGTCATTTTCGACTACTTTCAACGGTGTAACTATTAGTGAGGGTACAAGTATTCCAATTAGTAGCCTTCCGGGTAGTCCATTGTTTTATCCTTTCTATTTCGAGTTTGAAACAAAAGTGCCATTAACTTTTATGCAGTTGTTTGGAAGTGCGGCAAACTCGTTAATAAAATTTGAATTCGTTGGCAATACTTTCTATGGTTTCCCTATGGATGTAAAGGTTAAGCCTGCACTTAATGACAGTCAACAATGGAAGCTACTTTGTGCCCCAATAACTGATTTGAGTCAATTGGTAGACATTGAATATAACTCACTTAATAATATTGAATTTATGGCAAACGGAACAGCTATATCAAAGGTTAGTCCAATAAGGTTTGTGCCTATGGGCTTTACACCTCCAGCGCAATATAATTTCTTGCATATAGACCAAGCATGGTTCATTAATCAAGTGCAGTTCTATGTATCTAAAGATAATTATACGCAGAAGTGGCAAAAGAATGATACTTGGAACTTGCAATTAATAACTGTTGGATTAGGGCCAGTTGTCGGTCAGATTATTGATAGTAATGGTATACAAGTTGCGACATTCAATTTTACTTCTATTTCTGATCCTTCAGTAGTTAGTCCAAATACTTTATGGCAGGCAGAGTATGCATTAACTGGATTAGCTGAAGGAATTTATTATTTGTTAGTCACCAGTGGTACAGGAAGCACAACCACTATATTTATCAGCGAGCCGCAAGAAATAAAAACGATTTGGACAAAGACTATGCTTTTTGAATACTCAGATAGTCGCAATAAGCAAGGGGTAATATTTTCGACTAACTATACGCCATCATTTAGAGTAGAGAGCTGGTTAAGTGAATATACACCCGCAGCCAACTTTACAGAGTATGAAGACCAAGAAGCAGACTTACAAATGCTTAATGCTATACCTTTCCTTACCAAGATATTAAATGTTGGAAGAAACAAGGGTATTCCGCCTTGGGTAATTCAATTATTAAGTAGGATAATGCTATTAGAGACAGTGAAAATAGATGGCATTGCACATTCCCGCGAAAAAGAAGCTAACTGGGAAAAGATAGATATTGCCCAATATCCTATGAAAAACTGGAAAATAGCTGTAAGAGAGAAGCAAAATAGCGACTTCATTACATTAACTACTGATGGTGCTTTGAATAGTGATTTGTTGGTGGCTTACAATATTGATACAGCAGCATTTGGCAATGGCTCTGGTGGCTCTAATGTCGTTCAAGTAACAGAAGTAAACGGATAAAATTTAAATTATGAATATTAATCTTTCTATTAGTGNAGCACCAGGTATAACAAGTAATTATATCGTGGTAGCTATTTATGACACTACTGCACCAAGTACGGTAGTTGCCTATCAATCCTTTGCTGCACCACATACTGCACCTCAGAATATAAGCTTTACAAATATTCCTGCAGGCATTTATAATGTGATAGTTTATCAAGCACCAACAAATGATCCAACGGCTGGGGGTTTTGCAGGTGTCACCGAATTTCAGTTTGTTTATGACCCACAGTGGGGTAATGCTACTGTAAGAACTGATTTAATATTAACAGGGGGAGTAAGTAGCGGATTTACTTCTGGTGCTAATTCTTACACAGATAATACTTTAGTTGGATGGGTATATTCAATTGAGCGGCGTGGTGTCGGCACTTTAGTAGTTGGTACGGACATTAGTATTCAAAGTAATGGATTTACATTATTAGCTAGTGGAGATGTAATTGGTGCAGGTGAGTTGTTTATCCTTCATTTCCAGCCACAAATAACAACAGTGCAGCCATTGGATGTGACTAAAGGTGGTCAAATGTTCAGTGGTGGTGAAGTACTTACGGTAGACACTACTCTTATTGCCTCTGACATGGGTAAGGTAATTAATTTGGCAGCTGCTACGGCTGTTGTTTTAAATATCACATTACCAGCAAGTTCTGCTATACCTAACTATAAAATGACGGCAATAGTTTGTGAAGGCGGTGCAGATGCGTTTATAGTTGCTAATATTATTCCATCAGGTAGTGACCAGATTAAAGCATTTAATGACACTTGGTCATATAGTGATCCGTTTTCCGTGTGCAAAGGCGAAAGCTTTTGGATTTATTATGATGGTACCGCTTGGCGGATAATCAATGTTGTTGGTAACTGGGATAAAGTAGGAGAGATGTTTTTTTCTGATTCATTGACTCAGGTAAATGCATTGCAGGTAAATGGGCAGTCTATTTCACGAACTCAATATCCAAGATTGTGGAGATGGATAAGCACCAGACTGGACGCTTCTTTGTTGATAAATGATAGTATTTGGGAAACTAAATTATCGAGTGGTGATTTATCAGATGCACTTTATCCCAATATGGGTAGATATTCCAGCGGGGATGGTTCTACTACTTTCCGTTTACCACAATTACATAATAAATTTGATAGTAATAATAACCTTGAAAGTGGTGGTTTTCTTCGCATAGCCGATGGAAGCACTAATATAGCAGGAGTACAGCATAAGGATAAGGTTGGAAATTTTGCTGCGGATATAAAAGGAGTTCAAGTTGGCTTAGCAACAGCCGGTAGCCCTTCTAATGCAACTATTGTTCTAGCTGCAAATCCTGCCATGGGTGGAACAAATACGACAGAGCAAGATGTTCTTTTTAATGGAAAAAATCCAGTAAATAATAGTGTAACAAACGAAACTGCACCTTTTTCACGAAACATTTATTGCTTTATAAGATTTTAGTAAATGAATAATTTATCTACATGATTTAAGTATCAATAAATATTTATTAATAGTAAATTAATAATTTACCCATAATTTTACAACATGAAGCGTAATTCAATTCTTTTTGTGTTTCTCCTTATCTCTTTTGCAGGTATTTCACAACGCTATACTAACCCCAATCCTGGCACTTATGGTTATCAATATAACAGGTTAATGCCTGATTCAACGCTGCATATTCCTACAATTTGCGGTGCGCCATCTGGGAAAATATCATTAAAGGATAACGTTTATAACAAATCTGCAATTGTTTATGATAGTTGTAATGAAGTACTTTATGCTTATTCGCCAAAGGATAGTAGTTGGTATATGGTTGGAAATACAGCAACTGGTACAGATTCAAATGCTTTTCATATTGGCGGAGATTCAACAGGAAAATATACTGTTTTTGGTACAAAAGACAATCGGAGTATCCATGTGATGACAGATGGTAACCAAGTTTGGTATTTTGATAGTTTAGGTACCTTCGGTCAAATTAATAATAGCTGGTATTTTGATGCTGCGGGGGATGGATATTTCAATCAGGGATTGCGTGCTGGTGGTATTTATCCGATAAGTAATCTTGGATTACCAGACACAAACCATTACTATTTATATGGGCAATTAGGTAATCATAGCGGTAATTTATATTATCAACCAGCTGGTAGTTTATCATCATTCAGGCAGGTATTAACAATTAAAGACAGCAGCTTATATACAACCCCTACCCAATCAGCTTTAAAGGTCAACAAGTCCGATAGTTCACTATGTACAGGATATGTTACTCCAACAGTGCTAACTAATGATAGTACAACGTTAGCGGTTGCAACGGCTTTAAAACTAAACAAATCCAACTTTATAGATAGTTTGACAGGAAGAAACGCAACACTATTGGGTAACACTACAACAGGAAGCGGCAGTACTATTGTTCTAAGTGGTAGCCCTACTATTACCTTGCCCAATATCGCAGCGGTAAATGTTTCGGGTGGTATATTATCATTTCCAACAGGGTCAAGCGGTACGGTCGCTTTAAGGGGGGATACGGGTACTTACTTTTATCCGTATTCTACTAATCCAAAGAATTATATAGGACTTACTTCTTTATCCGCAACTCGTAATGTATCCACAGGAAGTATATTCACCTACAATAGTGCAACAGGGGCGTATAATTTGGATACTACTAGGTTAAATACTTACACAGCTAACGCCCCTATATCAATAGTAAGCAATGTAGTTAAGGCAGACACAATTAGCCGTTATGGTGGATTAGCAACTATTGGGAAAACTTATAATGATAGTACTGTACTAGCTGCCANTGATGCAAAAAAATTAGACACCACAATTACAAGAATACCTTACAGCTTCATTGGTAGAAAGTCGGGTAGTGGTATTTGGTCGCAACAGCAGTTCATGGATAGTACTTGGTGGAATGGGGTATTTGCAACACAGGTAAGGGCAGCGCAGAATAATAGTAGCGGATTAACGGGAAGTGGCACAGTCTCATCAGCGTTAGTGCCATTGCCTATTTGGAGTACAAGCAATAGCGTCCTAAGTAGCACGGGCAATTCATACCTCAATTGGGACACGACTAACCACGCATTGAATATCGGTACTAGCACGGCGCAGAGTAGTTATTTATTGAATGTGAATGGTTCAATAAGTTTTGGCAAAGCTAATTATTTTTCAAATATTATAGAGAATGGTGCTATAATACCTTCAAGTTATGGGGCTACGGATATTATTTTAAAAGAAAATTCACAATTAATATCTGCATTTAATACTAATAATTCATGGTATGGATATTTACAATTGTGTAATTCTACTATAAGTCCTACTATTGGAACGAATTACAATAATGGACATGTTTACATTAATGTAGGTGGCAGTATATCAAACTTTGATGCTTCTGGGAATTTAACATTGTCAGGGAATTTAGCGTTAGGGTATCAACATGTATTGACTGCAACAGCACCAAATGGAACTATTGGTAGTATATATCCTATGAACTCAAGTGGTCAGATGCTTTTGCAAAATGGATATTCAAATCAATCGGCAGGGATAGTATTTCAAACATCACCCTCATCTTCTGGTACTTATGTAGAAGCTGCAAGATTCAGCTACCTTGGTAATTTATTGGTTAGTACCACCACAGATAACGGTACAGATAAAGTACAAGTCAATGGTTCTGCTAAAGCAACTTCTTTTAATTCAACTGCTACACAAACAACAGTAAACGCATCGACAAGTGGAACGGTAATATTTACAGAACCTTTTGCTGGAACATCATACAAAAGAGTTATGATATATTGTAATGCCGCCGTTGGTACTGCAAGTTATACATTTCCTAACTCTTTTACAAACACACCAACGGTATTATCTACCAATGGGTTAGCAGCGAGTTTGGTTACAAGTATAAGCACAAGTGCGGTAACGGTAACTGGAGCAACGAGTACGGGGTTTCTTATTTTAGAAGGTTATTAATTTTTAAATATTATACAATGAAAAAAGCAATTTTAGTATTAGCCCTTTTTGTAGGTTTAAAAAGTTTCGGGCAATCAGACACGACTATTGTTAGTCAGGCTTTAGGAGATAGTATTACTATTGAGAAGTCAGCGTTTGAAATTAACCCCGTAATAGTTACTGCGCAAGGTGACAGCGCAAGGTCAATGAACTGGTACGCATTTGGGGTTACTAGAGATACTACTAGCGGCTTTAATACCTACGTTAAGTTATTTGATAGTAAGGGTGTTCAAATTAGTGCTTTTAACTGCTCTATCCCCGCAAGCATAGGTAATCTTTGGTATAAAGACCCTACGCCTATTGATGATTATATTCTTTCACAAAATAAAAGATTTTCACGACCATGAGAAAAGTATTAGTAGTATTAGCAGCAGTATTAGGCATTGGATTAATAGCAGCCAGCCCCCGCAAGTCATACACCCTAACAGATGGGCAAATAGTCGTCTTGTATAATAGCTTACANATAGCAAAAAAAGCTATCCCTACAAGTGACGCTATTAGTGCCAGAGAGGCATCGGCTGGGCTGCAAGGGATTGACAGCATCGAAAAAGTAATCATAAGACAGTACGTTGACACACTTAAATAATCATTTAAAAAACAGTATCAAAGATGGAACAAACGACAAGTAATGGCGGGAATCACATAATAGCACTATTTGGGTGGATATATACGGGCGTGTGTGTATTAGCTTCTATAACGCAGCCACAGATAACGTATGCAGCTCAAATATTCATGTATTTGTCGGGTGGACTTTGTTCGATTGGGGGATTTATTTATTATGTGTCAGAGATTAGAAGAAAGAAAAAGTTTGTACATCGTAAACCTTTGGAAAAAATACATTAAAGAATGACAAAAACCGCCCTCATATTGCTATCAGTAGCGGTTATGATGTGGTGGGTGAAATATTTTAGTAACAGTTTAAAACAAAAAAAATGAGTGCAGAAACACAACAATTAAGTTTCGGACAAAAATTAGTAGGGTTAAGTTTTAATCCTAGTGGTGATGAAAAAGTAAATAAAGCTAAGGCATTATGTGCTGAATTAGCTGATTTACTTTATGAAAGTGAAGAAAGGAAAGTGAAAGGTGAATTAGAAATATTACTTTATAAAAAAGCAATAGGAGATATTTTAGATGCTCAAATGAATGTTGTAAAAGTTTTAACCTTAAAATATTAAGAAATGATACAAAGTAAATTATGGTCGTTAGTGCCAAAAGATTTTTTGCACGGGTTATTTATAGCCGTAATTGGGGCAGTATTAGCCGTGGTAACACAAACCTTGCAAGCGGGAACTTTAACGCTAGATTACAAGACTATTGGCACGACAGCAGCCATTGCAGCGTTGTCTTATGTAAGTAAGAAGTTCGCAACTAACTCTCAAGGTGAAGTTTTGAAGGGAGAACCGAATACGCCGACAAAATAGTTAGCTAACATTCACCCGCCCCTCGTTACCGTAAGACGTGCGAGGGGTATTCTTAATCGTTCGGTTATGATAAAGGCAGTTTTTATTAGCGGTAAAATCACAGGGCTACCAGTCGAAGTTTATACAAAGAACTTTGCCACCGCCGAATATTTCCTTTCCAAAAAAGGCTATGAGGTAGTTAATCCGCTGACTATTACTAAAGGCATCAACCCGAATGATTATGCAAAGCTTCTTGCTAAGTGTATTGAGAAACTAATCCCTTGCGATGCAATATTTATGCTGAAAGGTTGGCAGGATAGCCGGGGCGCATTAATCGAGAATTACACGGCTGTTACTTTGGGTAAAGAGGTTTTACTAGAAAGTGATGGTTATTATCAACAATAAAATAAACACAATGAAAAAGATTTTTTGCATTGGTTGGCAATACCTTTTATTGCTAGTTGTTTTGATTAGCTTGTTTGCCCACTGTAATGTGGTCAATAAGTCACGATCCGTTGAAAAGAAAACGGTTGATAGTAGTGTAAACAAAAGCTTTGATAGCAGCAAGCTATTGAGCCATGATAGCACCGCAGTTAATAAGGCTGCAAAAGAGGATAGCAGCACTCACAAGCACGTTGATGATAAGAAGCTGATAATAAACTTTGATACTTCTACACCTGGCCTAGTTAATCCCGATAGCAGCTATCACTATGAAATTGATGGCAAGAAGATAACAACCCCTAACAAGGTAACATCTGCCATAATTGATGATAGTAGCGAGGATGACTCATCTGAGTCCATGAAGGATAACGGTACTGATTCGGTTGCTGTGCATTCATTAGATACGGGCCATGTTAGTAAAGCTTTAACCGCACACTTGCAAGAGCAAACGAAGGATGTAAACACTGCGAAAGAAACTAAGAGAGTATCGCCCTGGTTTATAGGTGCTATTCTTATTCTGGTAATCATTGGCGGTTACTTCGGTGGCAAAAAACTAGGATTTTTTAAATAGTTATTTATGAAGCTAAGAGAATTAGACCCACAATTTTTAAAAGTAATAAGCGAACATAAATATAAATGTGTAGATAAAATTGAAGATGCAGACGGTATAAGTTTTTTATGTCCAAAATGTAAAGATGGAGAAACTCATCAACACTCTATTATTTGTTGGCAACCCAAAGTACCACAAACAATAACACCAACTCCGGGGAGGTGGAACTTTATAGGCACATGCTACGATGATTTGACATTGAAAAANGGTTCATCTTCTATTTTATTAAATGGCGGGTGCAATGCTCACTTTTGGATTACTAATGGTGAAATAATTTTTTAAATGAACACGCTAACCACCTTTATTGAAAGCATACGGATTATTGCCGCTATAGTTTTTCTTGGTGGGTTGTGGGCGCAAATTGCTAAAGACAAAAAAGGAATAAAATGAGTGTGAAAAATGCTTACCCAGAGTTACCAGAAGTGCCTTACAAAAAAACTTCTGTAGATATGCCTACTGTTGTTGCTTATATCAAGTCTTTAAACTTTCCTTTAGAAGTTAAACGTACTACTTATTGCATCTTTAGGACTGAAAGCGGTAACGGCAAGTTAGGCGTAAACCAAAACTATTGTGGGATTCAAGCTGATGGTAATAGGATAGGCGGTGATTTTGATAAAAAAGTAATTGCCACTTGCGTTGAAAAGGAAAATAAAACAGGTAATCAAAGACGTTTCTGTTGCTTTTCGGACTTCAAGCCTAGTATTGATTATCTGGCTGCAAAAGTAGCGAAGAGGGGTTTGTATATTGGCGGTGGTACTAATGATGAATATAGTCATATTGAACATATTACCGATGCTGACATATTGGACCTGGCTTATGTTCAGGAATGGGTGGAAGGTGATCCAAAGGCAAAGCCATCGCATGATGATTTAACTGAAATGGAACAAATGTATCATTCGTCTTTGACGGCAATAGCTTAATCATGTCACAAATAACTAAAGCGCAACAGCTTTTACAATCAACTGGTTACGATATTTGGGGAACGGGCGATAAAGAACTTGGGCAAATAATGGCAGCAATGATTAAAGCCGTAACCATGTACGCAAGCCAAACAGAGCCATTTGATAATTTTATTCACGAATGGTTTGTAGAAGAATCCATAACGGTGGATGATGATAATTAATTTCTATCAACTTTTCTATTAACAAGTCTATCAACAAAAAAGTAAAATGTTGATAGACATAAACAAATAAAAATGAAAAGAGTATTATGTTTATTCATTGCGTTACAAATTGTAACGGGTTCAAAAGCACAGCACACTATCACAGTCAAACATACCTACTACACACTAGAGTATGATACGGTATTAAAATCCCCGTTAATTAGCTGGTACATTCAAACTACGGCTCATGCTACCAGCACTAATAAGATAAATAGGAAGAGCGTTGCTGCTTTTCACCAAGACCCGTTAATCCCTAGTAAATATCAATGTGCAAATGATGCAGAGTATTTAAACAACGGGCATTTTGATAAGGGTCATCTTTCTCCATACTCTGCATTTTATTTCGATTTAACAGCAGCAAAAGAAAGCATGTATTATACAAACACTGCACCTCAATATTCATTCTTTAATGAACACCCTTGGGAACGGTTAGAGCAATATGTCTTAAAGACTCTTGCACCAAATACTGATAGCATTTATGTTTATACTGGTTGCTTGTNTGGTAATAAAAAAATGAGAGATGTACCGGTGCCAGATTACTACTGGAAGGTAATTGAGTATAAGAATGGCCAGGAGTGTTGGCTGGGTCCGAATGTGGAAACGTCATCTTCGGATTATAATAGCTATCATATTGATTTGGACGAATTGAAAAAAAAGATTAAAGAATACTATCCAAATTTAATATTGCCATTTTAAACTAGCTTTTTCATATAACAAGCAATCGTTGTTTTTTAATCCCTGCGTTTCCACGTGGGGATTTTTGTTTAAAAAAAAATCGNTGAATAAGGAAAAATATTTTTATTAGTGTGATAAATTTATCACATTTTACCTTATCTTTGTAATATCAAAGTAAGAGATATGACAAAGCAATTAATGATAGGCGGACAAGCACTTTTAAAGTTGGGAAGTAGCAGACAAACTGTTGATACTGATTATTTGGTAAACAACAAAGAAAACAAAATGGCTTTCTTTCACGACATCAAGAACAATATTGATTATTGTAATGCAAACGGCAACAAGTTCTTTTCTGAAATTTGGAAGATGGAAGCAAAGAATATTGGAGAAATTGCAAGCCCACAAGCTTTGTTGGAATTAAAAGCTTACAGTTTCGTTCAACATTGCTTAAATGGGTTTTATCAAAAAGCTGACGATGCTGAATTTGATATTAAATTTCTGGTTCGTAATTTCAATTTGAGTGGTATCAAAATAGCTAACAAGTATATGAGCGAAGGTGAACTTAGCGAAGTAAACAAGGTAATAAATTCGGTTCGTAAATAAATAATAACAATTAACAATCGGCGGCAACGTAAATAATCACGGCAAAAAGTAAAATGGCACAAGTTAAAAATGTAGTAAGCGCTCAAGAAATGGCAAACAAAGTTGTTAAGAATTTGCCAGCAGATTACACTTACAAAATGGGGTACAAGAACACCCTAACAGTTGGTGAAATAGTAGGCGTACACGATGTACGGGAGTATTATAGTGGTCGTGGAGCTAAGTACAATAGCAGCATCAAACACGGTGGCTACTCTTACAAGATGACTTTAACAGAATTGAAGAAGCAATATCGCCAAATTGTTAAAGAAGAAAAAGATTTGATTAGAAAAAGAAAATCAATTGCTTTGAAGTATAAAAGACAACAGTTGGATTTCAAAAAAAGATATGAATCCGCCCAAAAAGAAGGGGTTTATACGGTTAAAAATGAAAACTATGGAACATTTATTGAGCTATCAATGAGCGAAAGAGAGCATAAATATTTTGATGCAAAACGTCTTGCCAAAACGCTCGATATTAGTGTAGAAGATGCTGATTTATTAAATAGTCAGGGGAAAACTTACGTTTATGCTAGACGTTCAGATGGTAGCTTAATTTGCCTATATCACGCTTCACTTAGTTGTAATAATTTAAACATCAGTTTCAACGAAGTTTCAGAAACTGAATTTGAGGAGTTTATAAATAGTTGGGGCGAAGACGGCAGATATGCGCCACTTTTAGGACAAACAGAAAGAACCAATCATTTTGTCTGTTAAAATTAAAAAGGAGGGACTTACACCCCTCCCAATTTTGAAAGCAAATCACAATTGAAAACAGTAAACCCAGTGGTTATTACTATTTTCGTGAAATATTAAAAGCAAATATAACAATTATGGCATCACAATTTGTTAATTTCGCATTACCAGAGTTCTGTTTTTTGGATGGCATGAGCCATCTGGGCGACTTATTGGAACACAGAACAGTAATCCAACATATTCGCAGCTACACCATCATTGAGGCTATCAGCCTAGATGATGTAAGTATGAGTGAATTTAAGACCCATACATATCAATTTACCTACATTAATTCAGAGGGTGGGAAGGAAAAACATTTATTTGCCCTTCATTTTAGTTTGGCTATCGAGGACAATATGCCAATGAATGACACCTTACAAGATATTTTCGACAAAGCTGAAAAGTGGTATAAGGATTATTTAGATTGGGAAGACCAAAATATATTAGAGGACGAATTTTAAATTAAACTTATGACTGAAGAAGAATTAGAAAGCAAACGTCAAGAGATTGCTCAAACATTAAAGAAACGCCGGGAAGAATTAAAGCTTACCCAGCAAGAGTTGGCGGATAAAGTAAGCATGAGCCGTGAGACCATCTCACGGATGGAAGCTGGTAAATTTTGGCTCGGGATGAAGCAATACCTACTTATTTGTGAAGCTCTTCGTCTTTTCCCTGCCATTGCTGAAATGGAGGCAAAAGACGAAATTGCGGAAGCACTTCGCAGCAATTGGACGGCTAAGCCAAAAGCTATGAGCATAGAAGACGCTTTGAAATTAAAAGAGAGTAGATACAATAAGGACGGGCAACATCATTAATTTACAATAAACTTTTAAGCCTACCCTAATCGGTGGGCTTTTTTTATGCAAACTCATTACCGACTTTCTTCAGGCGTTCCCTACAACTTATCCCATTTATCCATTTCAATGTCCAAGCTTTTGTTTTTGATATGGTAATATATCGAAGTACTTCTTCTGTCTTTGTGGCCAAGAAGCTTTTGGGCTCTTTCAATGGGAACGTCAAGCTCTGCCATCGTGGCCCCGAAAGTGTGGCGCCCGGTGTGGGCAGTCATCTTAATATCAATACCAGACATTGTGGCCAGTACTTTTGTATAGCTATTAAACTATTTGTTGCTTATGCTTAGTGAATGGTTCTTGATATAGTCCAGCACAGTACGAAGCCTCTTATGTATCTTAATATTTACTTCAGTATCACTTTTTTGAGTTTCAAAAACAATTCTTTCATTATCGATTACATGAGAATCATAGTTAAAAAACTTGGTTGCATCCTGAAATCTAAAGCCAGTGTAACACATAAAAAGATAATAGATGCCAACTAGACGAAGTCGTTCTGGTATATCTGTCAGCAGCAGCTTGTGGATCCTATCACAATCTGATATTTCTAAATAATCACGCTTACCTTGTTTATAGACTCCCCTATTGTAAGTTTCAAATGGATTCTCTTTTACATACCCAGCTTCTTTAGCATCGTTGAACATGGTATTCATGAACTTAAACGCTTTCCATATCATACAAGTTTTGGCTTCGCTTTAATTTAATAGCTTTTGCAAGTGAATTTTTAGACTCACCTGTAAATTCCAAAACCTCTTTTAATATTTCTGATCCAGATTTCATTCAGTATTTCTGTAACTTTGTATCCTAAATTATTTTTTATGCAAAACGAACAAACTATTTCAGACATTGAACTTCGGATTAAAGCAGTTGAATGTGTATCAAAAGTTAAAGACCTGCAACCATGTGAAATAATTCCAGAATCTCATGCCTTATTTACTTATTTAAAGTATGGAATGACTCCAGCAACAAAAGAAATCAACGAAAAAGAATCGGAATCGAAAACTTAATACTTGTAATATTTTCATTCCCTTTTTTATCTGTTTCCCCATATTTACCGCCTATATTGGCAAATAAAACCCCAAAACCACCAGTCTTTTCATTATTATCATTCTGCTTTAATGCAACTTCAAAATAAACGAGGTTAACATTCAAATTCTTATTATCCTTATCGTGGTATGCACCCATATCGCCACCTCTACGTTCTAGTCCTTCTGGTGCAATATCAATTATACTATCCTTGTTAGCCCCCTTCGCTTCCTTAATTCCAGTCACTATTTGCGTCAACGTCTCCTTTATAAATTCTTTTAATTCCATAACATTTTGTTAATGTGGATAACTTTACTGAAATTTTTATACACAATTTCATTTCTGCTGAAATACTTTCTGTATATTTGCTGTATAATATTTCAGTAACAAAGATAAGGATATGATTTCAGAATTAGCAAAGAATAAATTAAAGGGTAACAGCGTATTCATTGGCAAAATGATGGCTGAGTTTGATAAGACAGAAAGAACAATGTACAATTGGTTAGACAGGAACGATCCTATGCTTACCACTGTAGCGGCGTTGCGTATTATCAAAGAAGAAACGGGTTTAACCGATAGTGAGATTTTGTTGGAAGAAAAAGCAACCGCATAACACTTAAAATAATTACTACAGGGCAATCGTAGTTCACGGAAGGTGTCTCTACACTTTCCTTCTTTTTAAAACAACAGCTATGGAAATAGGTGCAGAAATAAGGATGATAAAAAAACAGGCTATGCAACTGGTTTCATATTGCGAAAACCTCGAAAAGAAGTTATCGCCACCAGTGCAAAAAAAAGCAAGTGGATTGAGTGAGGAACAGAAGGCGAAATTGAAAATGAATGTAAGGTCAACAGTAACACAACAATAGCTATATGGCACAAACAGTAAAACAACAGCAGAACTTACCCACTATCAGTGAGGTATTGATGTCAAAAGGTGCATTTGTAGAACACGGTGATACACACCACAATGTGGATGATGACTTTGAGCCAGTGACATTGAGTAGTCTTATTAGGCAATTCTCTGACAGGATAGTGCAGCCCAATTTACTTACACTTTCAAACGGTAACTAATTATGACACCACAATACGTTACAGTGATTATGCCTAAGTACGACTCAGCTAATGATGTATTAATAATTAGTAGGGTTCCGGAAAACGAGTTCTTGGTAAAAGGAATGTGCGAATTAATACTTAAAAAACTCGAAAATGATAAGCGCAATGCACCCAATGACTAACACAGCCTTCCACTACTCTTTCGCTTTGGAAGATAGAAGAGAAAAGCTAGAGGTGGCATTGAAGAAGCTGCCTAGAAATGATAAGGAAGTAACGTTTTTAAGGCAATCGGTTTGGCAATTGAAAATAGCAAACAATGAAGAAATTAAAGTTGATTCGAGTAAATACACTGCCCGTCCTACATATAGTCGCACGGTTAAGTGGGGGGTATTCGGAGAGGCGATTGAATACATACATATCAATCGCAAAAGTGCTTAACTAAATAAATGCTTTCCGTATGATAATAATTAAATGGCTTTGGTTCATCTGTTTTAGCATACCACTTGCGATTCTGATACTGATACTGGCAGAGATTATATCACTAATAAAAAAGGTAAAATGACACACTTTAGGGAATTAGACAAGCTGATGAGTTTGATTAATGACAAATACAGAGCCTACAAAGATGATGTGCGTTTTCACGCCAACTGGAAAGGTGAAGAAAGCAATATCGAGAAAAGCAAAAGTGAGTTAGTGTCAGCACTTTATAACTTAACTGCTGAGCTGTTGCCCAACCCATCCAACGTAAGAGATTTAGGAGAATTGCGGATTTATTCGCCAGTGGCATTGGATGACTTGGAGGGGTTCATTAAATCCGCAAACCTTCCCTGTGACCATTCAAATAGTAACTAATGGGGTGGATAATAGCAGCATTTGTTTGGATTTGCCTTTCGTGTTTGGTCGGATTGTGGGCGGTTGGTTACAGAAGGGATTGAAGAGGGTTCAGGGTACAGAGATATATTCTACGGCGGTTGTTTCTACAACTGCCAACTTTTAAAATAGTTCTTTAAACATCGCGAGGTAGAGCAGCGGTAGCTCGTTGGGCTCATAACCCGAAGGTCGTGGGTTCGAGTCCCATCCTCGCAACTTATTCCCCTTCATTATGTGGAATCGCAAACGTAGAAGGTAGATATGCGGCTAAGCCCCTACAGCTTATGGCGGTTAAAGAAATAACCAGAAAGGGGTAAAATCGGTGGCTTAGTGAGCCAACTTTTAAAATAGTTCTTTAAATAATAACATACAGAAGGCGATGATTTGATTAAGGAATCCAAGTAGTCCAAGGGGATTAATCAAAGAGCCACCGAAAGCTGCAACATCTTGAATGGATGGACTAAGGATGGATGTTGATAGGATTATAACGGAACGAAATACTCGTAGTAATCCGAAAGATAGTATTTCTCATCAAGAACGGAGTGACGTACGCCTATGGCAGACGGGATAAGGTCTGCCAATTTTTAAAGCTTGAGTATGATTGTAATTAAGATTATGTTGGGGATTAAAGCAGTAAGGCTTTACCACGATTACAAAGAATGGTACAAACGATTTTAAATAAAAACAGCCCTGCGGGAACAGGGCCATTAGTAAAAATGCAAATTGAGTATTATGCAAATTAAGTTAATTAAATTGAAAGTCACAAATTTCAAAGGCATACAGCACTTTGAAACTGATTTCGACCATGTTACCAACATCTATGGTGACAATGGTACAGGTAAAACCACCATTATGGATGCCTTCCTATGGCTATTCTTTGGTAAGAACAGCAACGATGCAAGCAAGTTTGAAATCAAACNCCTGGACTCAAGCAACAAGTTCATCAAGAACTTAGAAGCGGAAGTTACTGCAACCATCCACATTGATGGTCAGGACATCGTAGTTCGTAAAGTATTAAGGCAAAAGTGGGTAACCCGTCGTGGATCCACTGAAACTGATTACTCTGGTGATGAGAACATCTATTTTTGGAACGACGTGCCTTTAAAAGAATCAGAGTTCAAGACAAAGATTAAGGCTATTGTTGACGAGCCTGTGTTCAAGTTGATTACCAACCCATTCTATTTCAACTCATTACCTTGGCAGGACCGAAGGAATACATTAATCAGCATTGCTGGTGATGTTAATGACAAGGAAATTCTTGAGTCGTTAATCAATGGCAAGAGCAAGCCGCACCTTGAGGAACTAAAAATAGCCCTTGGCCAGAACAAATCCGTTGATGAATTCAAACGTGAGATTGCTGCCAAAAAGAAAAGAATCAAGGATGAGCAGGTTGAATTGCCTGGTCGTATCAACGAAGTAGAATTAGGGAAGCCGGAGGAGAAAGATTTTGATGCCATTCGTTTCAAGATAGACGAGCTTCAGGAAGTGGCCAACAATGCACAGAAGTCTATTGATGATGAGTCTGAATTGGCGGTGGTTGAAAACAACAGGCGTACAAAGATGCTAAATGAGCATCACGAAAAGAAAACAGACAGGCAGAACAAAATATTCAGTCACAAGAGTGTCATTCAAAATATTGAGTTTGCTGCTAAGACTGAGGCATCGGAAGCTGGCAATAAATTAGCTGCCGATATAAATTCTGCAACACGTACATACAATGACAAAGTTGCTGAGAAGGACAAGTACACATCTAGTCTTAACACCATCAAAAAAGACAGGGAAACTAAGCAAGGTGAGTTGGATGATTTGAAGTTTCAATATAAAACCACAGAAAGTAGCACCAATGATTTCAACGAGGATGGTTTCAACAATGAGATTGCTGGACTTGAAGCACAGATTGCGTTAAAGAATGAAACAATTAATCGCATTGCTGCTGAAATAGAGAGAATCAAAAATGAGGAACTATCATTTGACAACGTTGATTTCTCATGCCCTAGTTGCCAACAAAAGTTGCCTACAAACAACATCGAAGAAAAGAAGGCAGAGCTTCGTGAAAACTTCAATAATGAAAGGACTGAACGCCTAGAGGAGTTGAAAGCAAAAGGCAATAGTGCATATGACGAGGTTGATATCTTGGAAGAAAAGATAACTTCCAAAAGAAATGAACGGGCCCACTATGCAGAAGCCTTCAACTCGAATAAATCAAAGAAGCTTAACCAACTTGTTGAGAAGATAAATGCTGTCAAAGCTGAAATAGCTGCTTTAGATACTCGCATAACCAATGGCAGTAAGGTAGTAGCTGATTTGGAAGCAGAGATATTGGCACAGGAAAAGATTATTGATGGTCTTAAACTTCAAGCAAGTCAACCTACAGCATCTATCGAGGATACAATGAAGGTGATATTGTCAAAAAATGACAACTATCAAAAGCTGGTTAAACAACTTGATGAATTGGAAGCCAATCCGATTGAAGACTTAGTATTCCCTCCTATTGCTTCCAATGAGGAGCTAAAGAAAAAACGCAATGAGGCTACAGACATGATCCTGGAATTAAGCAAACAGCTTAATGATGAGGATGCAATTGCTAGAGCGAATAATCGTATCCAAGAACTAAGGGACCAGGAGACAACACTGGTGCAACAACTGAGTGCATTGGAAGGAACTGAATATGCCATCCTGCAATTCACAAAAGCTAAGATTGAGGCAATGGAGGCAAATCTTAACGGTAAGTTCTCAATGGTGAAGTTCAAGTTGTTTGCCACTCAAGTAAACGGAGGAGAGACTGAGTGTTGCGAGACACTTATCAATGGTGTTCCATTCAGTGATGCAAATAATGCAAGCCGTATCAATGCTGGCATTGATATCATTAACGCCCTTTGCAAGCACTACGGTGTTTCTGCACCAATCTTCATAGACAACAGGGAATCAGTTGTGAAGCTGATAGACAGTGAATCACAGATAGTCAACCTGATTGTGTTGGAAGGATCCTCACTTAGTGTCGGTCAACCAAAAATCAAAAAAGCAGCATAAGTATTTTTTCACTTTTAATAATTTACAATGAACACAATTGAAAATGGCCAAGAATTGGCAAAGATTGACACAGACCTTAGTAATAAGGTTACGTTTCCTACAGTGGATTTGAACATATTCACTATGGATGATTTGGAAGAGGCAGATGTGATGCCTGTAGAACTCACTAGTGTGTATTGGACACCTGAAAAAGTAAATGAAAGTCTTAGGGTAATATTTCTAGGCATTGAGAAAGTTCCAATGCGTCCATTAGGTACTGAAGATAAATCATTGCTTAATGAGGATGGAATGGTGATGTTGCCATGCGCATTCTTTCTTACGAGTGGAGAAGATAGAGTAGTTAAGATTTGTAATGCTTCAAAGAGATTGGTAAGTACCCTTCAAGGTAGTTTTATCAAGCCTATGACTCCTCTTCTTGTTGAATATTTGGGTAAGGTATCTAACAAGACAAATTCATTATTCAAAAGTGATTCATGGAGTGTTAAGCCTTTAGCTCCAAAAACGGTTTTCATCGCTGAAAAAGTAAAGGATGAGATAAAGGAAAAAGCAAATGATGAGGTGGTTGGATTTACTGATGAAGCCAACAATAGTGCGGGTAATGGCGAATCTAAAGCCCAACCTAATGCATCTCAAGCGGAAACAGCAACTCCTGCAGAAGAAAAAAAGAGAAGATTCTAACCCCTACAACTTACCACAATGGATTTGAAAGTACTAGGTAGCAGTTCCCATGGGAACTGCTACATCTTGGAAAATGATACTGAAGCACTAATAATTGAGTGTGGAGTACATATAAATGACATAAAAAAAGCTTTGGATTTCTCATTTGCTAAAGTGTCTGGCTGCCTTCTTACGCATGAACATAATGACCATTGCAAGTCATTGGCCAATATGCTCAAGTCAGGTGTTGATGTATATGCTTCCAATGGAACTTTCAAAGCAATTGGATTGGATAGCCACCATAGGATTAAACGAATAATTGCTGGTACCATGTTCGAGGTTGGCAATTTCAAGATTATCCCTTTCAATATCCAGCATGATTGCGTTGAGCCATTGGGTTTCATTATCAACCATCCAGAGACTGGAAATGTGCTTTTTATAACCGATAGCTACTATGTAAGCAATAGGTTCAGAAACATCAACAACATATTGATCGAGGCAAATTTCAGCGAGGAAATCATTCAGAAGAGTGTAGAGAGCGGAAGGATTCCAGAGTTTGTACAGGACAGGACTTACACCAGCCACATGAGTATTGAGACTTGCCTAAAGACATTGGAAGCAAACGACTTGAGTCAGGTCAATAACATTGTGCTGATTCACTTGAGCGATGGCAACAGCCATGCGGATAAGTTCAAGAGTGCTGTTGAAAAACAGACAGGAAAACGGGTACATATCGCTGATGCAGGACTAGTAATTGAGAATTTCAACAAAAAACCTTTTTAAGATGCCTTACACGAAAGAAAGCGCGATGAACAATATTGCTGAAATAATAGAGATGCTGGAATCACAGCCTGATAAGAAGGTAATCTTCGAGAATAGATTGGCAATTAGACCAGGTATTAATTCCAACCCACTGATTGTTTATGGTGTCAGGACAGTTGAAAGCCATGTGATTGAAATCAATTACTGGAAGGTAAACAAAGCTGTTTGGGAAAAGATACACCCTGCTAATGCCAATGTTGGACTTCTGCTTAAAGGGTTACTTGGTAAACTTAAACCCGTGGAGGCATAATGGCACGCTCCAACATACATCATGGAATGCCAGCCAATAAGGTGATTGGGAAAATGGCTTTATACAAGAATATGTTGTTGCTTGATTATCAGTTCTTTTTCAACAGAAATGATAGGCAGTTGAAGATGGCACAATTCAACTTGATTATTAATAATGCACAAGGAAAAAACAAGTTCGATATAATCATTGCACATGAAGAAAATGTATCTGAACTCTGATATAAGAAGCACCTGCAAGCCATCCGTAACATACGGGTTGCAGGGTGAACAGGTCTGCATCATTAGTATAAGCAATAATGTATTGGTAGTTGAAAATATGTCTGGCAATAGGTTTCCAGTTCACGAAAAAGAACTGGTTGAGGAAACACCTACAATGATAGAAGGTAAACAGGTATTTAAAAATAACAACGTGGTACCTAAAAAAACGAGGAAGGTTACCACATCACAAACACCCTCATTATTCTGATTATGAAAAAAGACGAAAAAGGTAAGTTATTGATTGAAGGCAATACCATCAGTGGTACTTCCGATGACATCGTAAACCATTTGAAAAAAGCAACGGATTCTTTGGGAGGTGGGAAAAAAAATGCTTTTCCATTTGAAATTACTAAGGCTTCCATAGTTGATGACTTGTGTAATTACAGCTATGAAATTATCGAAGGTGATGGATTGGGAGACACGCATGATGTAAAGGGGAAAGGCATTATCATGGATGACATGCAAAATGCCTTTGTTGAATTGAATGTCCATTTTGCCACTTTGGATGATGTATTCAAGCATAATGGCATTGAGATTACAGACATTGATTTATTGAGGAACCATGATTTGACTTTCCTGTATAATGTTCATGGATTAGCCATTAAAGGAAGCAAGGAATCTGATTCAGTTGTTCTGATGGGAACAAAGCACTCCCACACTGCACATGGTCGCATCAAATGGGAAACCCCAAAGATTCCAATGGATAATCTTTCATTCTACAAGTGGTATAATGAGTTAAAGGTGGCTGTTGATCGTGTCAGGCTTGAAGTGGCATTATACAAAAATGGCAAATACACACCTGTTGAAGAGCCAGAGGACAAGGAAAATGCAAAGCAAACCAAGATTGAGTTTGGTAAAGGTGATGCCCATGATGATAAGAATGAAGATGAGTTTTAATCATGAGTTTCATTCCCCGTCCATATCAGGTAGAGGCCATAGATGCAGGTGTCAATTTCTTTCATTCTAGTAAGAAGGAAAATGGGATACTTATTTGCCCTACCGGTAGTGGGAAGTCGGTAATAATAGCCAATANTGCTAGTTCATTGAAAGGTAAGACAGTCATATTCCAACCATCAAAGGAAATACTACAACAGAATTTTGCAAAGTATATCTCCTATGGCTACAGGGCAGGTGTGTATTCTGCATCGGCAGGAATGAAATTCTTGGACAATGTGACTTTCGCCACCATAGGCAGTGTGGCAAAGAAGCACTACNTATTTAGGAAATTCCAGAACATCATTATTGATGAGTGCCATTTGGTTAACCCGGAAGAAGGTATGTACCACAACTTCATCAAGAGCCTGGACCATGCAAAAGTGTTAGGACTTACGGCAACTCCTTATCGTCTTGCTTCCAGCATGGAAGGTTCAGAGCTTAGATTTCTTAACAGGACTTCTCCAAGGATATTCAACAAGGTTTTGTACTATATCCAGAACAGTACCTTATTCGATGCTGGATACTTGGCACCATTGGAATATTTCGACAGGACTGTGATTGATCGCTCCATGCTTCAGATGAACCAATATGGCAGTGACTTCACGGATGCATCATTGAAGAGCTATTACCGTAATATCAACATGCCGGAGAAGATTATCCATTGGGCTAATCGGTTATTGGCAAAGAGGTCAAACCTATTGATATTCTGCTCATTGATAAGTGAAGCAAATGAAGTGGCGAAGGGTATTCCTGGCAGTGCTGTACTTACTGGACAGACTGATCCTGCCACAAGGGATAAGATACTTTCTCAATTCAAGAAAGGGATTATCCGCTGCGTGATAAATGTTGGCGTATTGACTACTGGATTCGATTACCCAGAACTAGAAGCCGTTTTGATAGCACGTTCGACAATGAGCTTGTCACTTTATTATCAAATCATTGGTCGTGTAATGCGTTCCTTCAAATATCCTGACGGTAGCTGGAAGAAAGGTTGGGTAGTAGACATGGGTGGGAACATCAACTTCTTTGGTAAGATAGAGACCATGAAAATAGAGAAGACAGCCAATGGGATTTATTATATCAGTAATATCGTCAATGGGGTTTACAAACAATTGACAAACGTAACGTTCACAAAAAATTAAACAATGAACAAACTTATCATTTCATCAGAGACATTAAAGCCTGCATTGGCAAAGCTTGGTCAGGCAATTGGCAAGAACACAGCATTGCCAATCCTTGAGAACCTTTATTTCAAGGCAACACCCGGATTCGTGGATATCATCGCTTCTAATTTGGAGATAACTATCTTCTACAGAGTTAACGATCCTACCATGACAGAGTCATTTGAGTTCCTTGTTCCGTTTGATTTTGTCAATAAGATAGTGGCCATCAACAGGCATTGTCCTTTGGAATTCATAAATGGAAAGGTACTGAAGATAAAAGGACCGAATGATACCTATGATATCAAGGCGATAGCAAAGGTTCAGGATTATCCACCATTACCAGAAATACCAACAGGTAATGCCTTTGAAGTTGACAGTCAGTTGCTAACCACATTGAAGGTTGCGTTGTTGACCACTAGCAAGCAAGGTGGACGTTTCCCGCATGTGTTGATGGAGCTTGCGCCTGAAAAGGTGACAATCGCCAGTACGGACGGCTCATTCATGTGTTTCAGTAAAGAGTTCTCTTCAACGCAGCAGCAGACTGAGGAACTGTTGTTAAGCCATAAAGTAATAAAAGTATTGGAAGGTAGTGATAATGCAAAGCTGTCTTACGACACTGACAGGATTGTATTTGTATGTGGCTGCATTACCATTATCAATACACGTAGCACAGAGAAGTTCCCCAACTTTAGGGCAATATTCCCTCCTGAATGGCCTNGCAATCTCACCCTATCTAAGCATGAACTTTTGGAAGCTTTGGGCAAATGTTCTTTGAGCAAGGATCCATTCATGACAACACGTTTGGATTTTGAAAAAGCCAACGAGATTAGGTTCAGTGCAACTGACCAATACATTGATATAAACGTATCCATCAAAGGTGAATATACGGGCCCGGTAAAGTACACGGCAGTTGGTTCAGACAAACTACTTCAGTTGCTCAGCCAAGTTGAGTATGGTGAGATTACACTGGCCATACATGATTCCAAACGTTCTATTGTAGTCACCTCAAGTGAGGATGAAGGATATAAAGCACTTTTAATGCCATTGGCAACAAACTAATTCAATCATGACTACACAGGAAATTTTACAGAAATGCACGGTTTATGGGTTTGTCATCAAACTACCAGATATAACTCTGGAAAGGAATGAATACCTTGAAGTAAAGAAGGCGCTTGAATTGATTGGCGGTAAATGGAAGGGTGGAAAGACTCAGGGCTTTGTCTATGAAGAAAATCCTAAAGAACTATTGGAAAACATTGCCAACGGTGAAAAGAGGAACTTGAAGAAGGAATATCAGTTCTTTCTCACTCCTGCAGATATAGCCAAGTTAATGGTAAAGGACTGTTTGCCTTTGGTTGTTGATTATACTTACAAGATACTTGAACCAAGTGCTGGTTCTGGCTCATTGATAAAGGCATTGGTTGATATACATCCTGCAGTAGAGAAAGTAGATTGTTATGAGCTGATGGAACTAAACCGAATCAAGTTGGAAAAGATACCTTCCGCCAACATTATAGGTGATGACTTCATGCAATGTGATAAAAATGATTACTATGATATCGTATTGGCCAATCCTCCTTTCACAAAGAACCAAGATATTGACCATATAGGTAAGATGTGGCAGGTTGTAAAGCCCGGAGGCATCATAGCAACACTTGCATCAACTTCATGGATTCGTGGTTCACAAAAAAAACAAGGTATTTTCTGTAATTGGTTAGAAGGATTGCAAGTTCCAATAATACACTTGCCAGAAGGTTCATTTAAGGAGTCTGGGACTATGATAGCACCAGTAATGCTGGTAATTAAGAAACCATTGGCTTATGATCCTTTCCCGATAGAGCTACCACCAATGAAAATAGAGCGGATTATTGAGACACCACAAACTCTTATAAATGATGCAAAAAAGTTTGTGGAAAACCATCCGCAATTAAAGGAAAGAACATGTAGGATATGTGGCTGTACTGATAATGATTGTATACAGTGCATTGCGAAGACAGGTGAACCGTGTTATTGGGTTGAGTCTGACCTATGCTCTGCCTGTAAGATTCCAGAGACAGAAGAAATACTCAAGGAATTAGTTAAAAACCAAAAGGAGGTTGATAAGAGCCTACAAGAGCTTCAAAAAATGATTTCATCACATAAAACAGTAAATATGGAATTCTTCTCAAAGTTGGCGGAAATGGAAAGCGTGGACTTGTCCATCCGCATCATGAAAAAAAATGACAAGCTCACGTTGAACATAATGCCAGGCTCTGGCAATGCAACGACGAAGCCAGTATTGGTGACAGGCACGGGTGCAGAGCTAGACGAGGGCTTCTTTACCATGCTCATGCCAAAGTACAATGAAATAAGTGGTTTGCTAACCAATGTGGATGAGGTGGCCAAGGAGGTAAAGGAAAAAGCTGAAAAGAAAAAGCCGGAAGAGAAGAAGTCTGAAAAGCCAGTTGAGGCAAAGCCTAACCCTAAACAGTCAGAGCCTGATTTATTCGGTGCAGTTGCAGTGCCTGTTGCAGCAGCAGCTCCTACCTCTGAAGAAGTGAAAGAAGAAGAGCCGGAGGAGGAATCCAATGAGTAACGAAGAGTATTTCCCCAAAAAGCCCATGACTATCAAACAGGCAACGGTGATGAGGATAGTCAGGGCAGGCGGTCACTTAATCGAACAATATGGGAAGCCAGGTAGATACAGGCTTCTGGATGTAAAGAAGAACCCTTTGTCCATCATCCAGCAAAGGACATTTAAAGCACTTAGAAACTCTGACAGGATAATTCGTAAAGAGTCTATTTGGATTGCTAACCCAATTAAAAGAATAAAAAATGTTACAGCAGCATACAGAGAGCTCAATAAAGATTTTCNACAGTAAGGAGTACGCCCGTTTCCGCATGATTAATGGCAACAGGCAATTAAATGAAGCTAAGATAAAGCGCATCATGATGGATATTGATGATGGATTGGATGTACTAAGGTATTGCCCGATTCTGGTAAAAGAGAATGGCGACACATTGGATATAGTTGATGGCCAGCATCGGTTCTTTGTTTCTAGGAAGATGAAATGTCCAGTATGGTATATCATTTCTGAGGATATGAGCCTTCATGATATCGCCAAGATAAACAGCAATACTGAGAAGTGGAAGAATAAGGACTTCATTAATTGCTACGTGCAGCTGGGCAATGATAACTACAAGATACTCGACAAGTTTGTCAATGACTTTGGCTTTCCTGTTGGCATATCAGTATTGATGCTTTCCAAAGGATACACCATCAATGAAGGTGGTGGTACCCAGAACACAAAGCAAAAATTTCTAACTGGTGAATTTGTTGTGACTGAATTGGAAAAGGCAAACACGCTAGCTACCAAGGTAAAGAAGTTTGACAAGTTCTCTGGTCATACCTCTGGTGTTTTCATCAAGGCAATTGCCATCATCATCAAAAATAAAAAGGTAAACATTGATGAAATTATTGCTAAATACCAGCGCGATCCTTTGCAGTTAACTACCAAAAGGAACTATAAGGAGTATCTGGTGACACTTGAGACCATCTTCAACCAAGGCAACAGGACACGTACAATCATTTTTTAACCCCATCAATTTTATATCATGGCATTAGAAGTAACGAATCTCAAAAGAGTATTCAAGTTTAAAAAGAATGGAACGGATGTAACCCTTCCTGATCCAAACCCAGAGTTCAGCATGAACGATGTTTTGCAGTTCTACGGCAATCAATACCCAGAGCTGACCACCGCAACGATGGAAGGCCCGAAAGTGGAAGGTGATACTGCGGTATATTCTGTAAAAACGACAGTCGGTACCAAGGGATAATTTATTCATTATGTCAAACGAAATTAATGAGTCATGCCGCAAACAATTGAAACCAGACGAATTACATCTGGCATTAGGAAGAGTATTCGTAAGGGAAAAAACAAAGAGGGACAGGGACGCAAGAATTGCCATAGAACAGAAGCGGCTGCTCCCAAAATCATTGCAAGTTCCCTTTTTGCCTTAAAGCCAAAGGCAATGGTTGGTATTGAAGTACTGGAGAAGCAGTCTCCTATCTTTCATACTTCCAGCTGTGGAGAAGATGATTACTACAGGATGTATAACGATTTGTTAGATGCTGTAAAATATGCCATCTATGAGATAAAAGGGGAAATAACAATGTTTGACCCTTTGAAGAACGGGATGTCTTTTGCCACTCCTTTCACTTACGTTTTGAAGGCATTTGAGAACAATGTATTGCCAGAAGGTTATGGATATAACATAGATAAGGATAAGGACGGCTATCATTTTACAATCTATTCTACCTGCAAGTTTGAGGAACATTGGCATGCATTCGAGATAAAGCCAATGGTGGAGCATCTCGAGGAAAAGGGAAATCAGGATTTGCTGACACTTTTCTTCACTGTTGTAAAAACACTCACTGAAGAGATAGACATGTGGACCTGGTACAATGGCGGGATGGGTTATGCAGAATGTATGGCTGATGACTATGAACTAGATAACAGATATGATATGGATGACGAGCATGAATATATGGAACATGCCAATAATAGTGAGTTACTATTGAGTTATAAGTCAGGATATATCCACTCCATTGCAGACAGGATTAGGCAAAGCGGTATAGAGGGGGCTCAATCATTGATGGGGCAGTTGGATGATTTTGACCAAAGTGACGAAGTGGTGGCTTGGATGTACAAAGTTCTTGAATTCATAATGGAGACACCGGGAAATATCAGGGACTATGTTTATTTCCAAGATGAGGAAGACATTGAAATGGGTTTAACATTCAAACAGATGATAACTCTCATCTGGGATTGGGATGATATCTACACACAATATGAAATGGAGAGCATGGATGCCGAGGCACAGAATGTAGGTGTCGGTGATGCCACTTATCACTTCACCGTCAGGAAGTGTTTCGACTTGGATAATTACAACAAACGAGAAGAAATGAAGGAGTGGCCAATGCACTTGCATAAGCTTTGGGATTATCACACAGACGTTATTGAATCACTTAAAAATAAAAACGATGAATGCAAGGACAAACATGTTGATGAAGGATTTCAAGCCGACACTAGCAATAATGATGTATGAAGGCGGTGACAATGATTATTACTTAGAGAGCCACAACATCAATGAAGAAGGACAAATATTGGAAGGCAAGCCACTCTTGCAGGAAACTATTGAGGGAATGGTGAATGTATTCTTTGATGACCAAAGACACAGGGTAGATTTCAAAGGGATATTCCCACAGAACCTATTGAACTTCTATTTATCACGTAATGGATCCTATAATATGGTTTGGTATAATCCAGCTATGGAACGAGTTATGCACTTCGCCCCTCAATTAAGGCTACCAACCGAAAAGGTTTGGGTGCCTGCTACTTTTTACAAAGTAGTTAATAAGGAATTATATGTCTATTCATTTATAGGTGAAGATAGACCAACTGAGGCAACTGTTATATACAAGCCACCATTCCATAATATCAGTGATGATGGCAGGGTATGCCTTGGTAATGCTCAGGTGAAAAAGCCAAAGGAAAACACTTATGAGAACCTGATGAAATACTGGGAGGACTTGTTTTGGCTAAGTGAGTTTACGCATATCAACGGGGGAAATAAGACTAAGTCTATTATGTGGGAACTCTGGAATAAATTAATTACTTCCAAGCTTTCAATGAAGTTTCCTAACGATGAGCTGTTGCCAATGGTAAACAGTAGAGCTATTCAAAAAAAATTAAAAGATATCTTATGAGGAGGATACACTATACACACCAATATTTGTTGAATCCTACCCATAAGATAACAGTGGACTTAGTAGGGTTAGGTGGTACCGGTAGTCAAGTATTGAACGGGCTTGCAAGGATAAATGAATCCTTGATGGCACTCAATCACCCCGGCTTGAACGTGAGAGCCTGGGATATGGATGTAGTTGAGTTGCCTAATATTGGCAGGCAGTTATTCAGTCATGCAGATTTGGGGTTAAATAAGGCATTGGTGTTGGTCACACGTGTGAATAGGTTCTTTGGGACTGAATGGGAGGCACGCCCAGTTGCTTACACTGGTAAGGAAACAAGCAATATTTTAATTACCTGTGTTGATTCAGCAAAGGCACGAATTGATATAGGTAAAGAAATAATACCAAATAAAAAAGCTGGTAGACCCATTGACATTCAAATGCCTATTGATAACATAATATACTGGATGGATATCGGAAATTTACAAAAAACAGGTCAGGTAGTATTGGGCAGTATGGGTGAAATACGACAACCTCCAAAGTTTGAAGAATATAAAGAAATACCAATGCTTCCTACAGTAATTAAGATGTTCCCCCAGCTTAGGAAGATAAAAGAGGAGCAACAAGGCCCGAGCTGCTCACTGGCAGAAGCACTACAAAAGCAAGACTTATTCATTAACAGCACATTGGCACAGTTTGGATGCAACCTAATATGGAAGTTGATAAGGGAAGGCAGCCTCACCCATCATGGCTGCTATGTAAACATGGAAAATTTAATCGTTAACCCAATAAAAGTATAAGTATGAGAAGAGCTGATTATATCCACAGCCTGGATAAGTACAAAAACAAAGTAGATGTGATTATCATCGAAGACCTGAACCTAGGAAGTGTAACAGTGACCAATGATATCGAGAATGTAATTGAAGACATCTGCCGTCTGGAAAAGGTAGACAAGGAACAGTTTATGATAGTCTATAAAGACAGCGAAGGCAGTTGGGATGGATTTGATACAGCTACCAATAAATTCGTTGGGCTTGGTATGGATAGGTGGTATGAAGCCATCGAGTTATGGTTAAGTAGGAAGACGGAATTGTAATTACTGAATAGCAAATTCAAGATAGGAAAATGGCTGCACCGACTAAACAAGGGATTGATTATTTCCCATACGACATCGACTTGGACCAGGATGACAAGCTTGCGATGATTATCGGTGAGTATGGTGAGAAAGGAGAAAGGTTATGGGTCAAGATATTGGCGTGGACTTACAAGAATGAAGGCTATTATTTTGAATGGAAAGAAGATGTACAACTGAGGTTCTTGAGACGTTACAGTTACTGTGGTTTCTCCTTGAGTTTCATACAAGAGGTTGTACCGAGGTTCATCCGATGGGGTCTTTTTGATAAGGCCGTGTTTGATGCGTTTCAAATTTTAACTTCTGAAAGAATTCAAAAGACTTGGCTGGATGCTACTAGAAAGCGTATCGGACGGCAGATTAACCAAAAATTCTGGCTAAATGGAGTAAATGACGCCATTGCGGCGGAAGAAACCCCATTAACGGCGGAAGTTACGGACAAAGAAAAAGAAAGTAAAGAAAATGAAATTAAAGAAAAGGAAGAGTTTGTTGGGGGCAAGCCCCCCGCACACGAGCCAGTTATTATTGAATCTGATTCTGGAAAAGGAAAGCAAGTAGGCAAAAAAGGAACGGCGGCTTTCGTACCCCCAACCCAAGAGGAAGTGCAGGAATATTTCCTACAGTTGATGGGTGATCCAAAGAAACCCAATGCATGGCCAAGGGACAAATGCTTCAACGAAGGATTCGCCTGTTTCCATCATTACAACGCAAATGGGTGGAAACAGGGGACGAGGGCAAAGCCGATAGTCAATTGGAAATCGGCTTGCTGCACCTGGATGACTAATGAGAAGAAAGGTGTGTTCGGACCGACAAGTGGAAACTTTAACGGGAAAAGTGACAAAAACACTCCAGAAAACGTACAAAAAAGGGCTGAAAATGTAAATAATCCGCCACAATTTGAAAAGATGGCAATTGAGATAAGCTATCTCTATGAACGTTTTTTGGAGGATAAATGTACGATTACTAGTATTGAGTACCAGCAATACGATTATCTTAAAAATGGTGGTGCATTAAATTTTACGGATGAACAAAAGATGACGATTAACAAAAAAGCATTGGAGCAATTAGCTAAAATAAATATCCCTTCTCCGGATGAAAAGCTTCTGCTTACTACCATGAAGAAAATTGGCGTATTGGAGTACTTCTCATTGGCAAAATCAGCCGGGTGGAAATCGATTTTTAATACATAAACCTTTTAACTATGGTTCTGAAGATGTACATAGGCAGGCTCTTCATTGACAAGGTAGCACTTGATTACTCCGAAATGGAGACAGTGGACGAGCGGCAGAACTATCAGGAGCGGTTGGCAAACGACATGTTTTTATACAATTACAAGAAAATAAGCCTAATCGAAGAAGAGCCGGTATTCTTTGTTGACAACGTGCAAAGCAAGATGAATGAGTTATGAGTCAGTTAGATAAAATATTCGCGAATAATCCCAGCTTGGCAAAGCTCAATCCGCATCTGGTAAATGCCCCTGTTTCTGGTGAAAAAAAGAAGGGCAACAAATACAGGAATACTAAGGCTGTAGATGAATTCGGCAATGAATATGATAGTAAGAAAGAGTTGAAGCGTGGACGTGAATTGAAATTGCTCTTAAAAGCTGGTGCCATTGGTTTTTTGGCTCGTCAGGTGGAGTTTCAATTTACTATCAATGGTGGTAAGGTAGCTTCCTATTTCGCTGATTATGTCTACACTGATTCTTCCACTGGTAAGATGATCGTGGAGGACGTGAAATCGGAAGCCACGCGTAAGCTTCCAGTTTATAGGCTGAAAAGGAGAATGATGTTGCAGCAGCATGGAATAGTCATCAAAGAGGTTTAATATGTGTGAATTGATAGTTTTAGAAAATGGAAGTACAGCTTTCATTTGTAATTGCGGAAAAAAGAAAGACCATGTTTGTAATAGTGAGGCTTCAGTTCTACTTCTTTCAAATGGAGACAGAGTGGATGATACTGAAGAAAATAGGGATAAACATTGGTATGAAGTAACTGGCGGCTCTGTTGCTTGTTCCATTTGTGGAAGAGCGGCTATTGATGATGCTCCATATATGTAAATTGAAAAGTAATAAAATGAATTATTTAGCTAAAGAAAATTGTAATAAGGCAAAATGTAAGTCTTGCATGTTTGGGGATACACCTATTAATCTGTCAGAAGATAGGCTTAATGAAATAAATGGATACCTGACTGGCTTGCAGTCCTCTCATGTCTGCCATGTTACTAATAAGACTTGTTACGGAGGATTGGAAGTGCAAGCAAGGACGGTGTTTGAAATGGGAATAATTCCAGACCCGTCAGTAGGCACATTTTTAGAAACAGCACAAAAAGTATTGAATTTATGAAACACAAACTGATTATGATTTGGCATTTACTAAGAAGCAAGGATTGGATAGTAGTAGCTGATAAGACTACCCATATCAATGCATCGGCGTATACTGTAACTAGAACCATTCATTTATTAGGCTCTTCTCTTGTGCATGAAGTGATTAAGGTTGAGCAAAAGATGGATAGCGCTGTCGATGAAGTGAATAACATAATAAATGGTATTAAATGACAGAAGAAAACTTGAATCTTAACTATCATGTTAAGAAAGCTATTATTAAGGCTATGAAGGTTACAAAGAATAACAATGAGGCAGCAGACGAGCTTGGTGTCTCTAGGCGAACTTTTGGGAGACTATTAAATGAGCATGGTCTACGTGATATTAAAAGAACCGTGATTCCTCTTAAGAAAATAAACGGTCACGTGATAGTCCATGGCAAGCCTAGCCCAGAAGTTTTAAAGGCGCTCAATCAAATGATGGAATTAGCATTTAATAATTTGTAATATGGAACTAACTAATTGGAGAAAATCGGGAGGCAATAGTAGTTATAGTAAGGAGTGGGATAATTACTGTAAGACAAGGGCTGAGGTGGCTAAAGTCATAATGAAACGTTTACTTGAATGTGGTGGTACTTATAACATGATCCAACGGCATTATGACAAAGGAGGCGAGAAAGCATCACAGGAGTATGTTATCAAAACAATTGGAGAGCTCGAGGGCAATATGCTTATAACCCAATGGAATGGAATTGTCAAACCCAAATTTAGAAATGAACAAGAATAATCCTAATAATATGAGTGAGTACGGTAAGCTCCTACACATGATTAGCTTATTCAAGAAGGTATTACATCCAGATGTTTTCAATCCAATACAGGAGCAGCTCTATAAATGTTATGAGGAGGCTAAAGTAGAAGCATTGGAAAATGCAAAGAAAGAATTGAACATATCCGATTTGGCTATTGAGATAGAAAAGAAGTTGATTGAGGCAAAGAATGACATAGCTAAATACAAAGAGCATCCTACCATAGCTAATTTCCACGCAAGAATATTTTATCACTATCTATTAAAAAAACTGTTATGAGCAATAAGATAAACACTTACACGTGTCCAAATGGTCACGTCACTGTAACAATCCGTTTGGATGAAGGAGTTACTCCATTTATGTTAAGATGCCATCAAAAACTTAACGAAAAGCACAATTGCACTGAGTTTGCTAAGTCTGCATTTTATCAATGCGACCAATCGCTTATTCCTGAATATGAGTGGTATAAACCAACTGATATAAAGAAGGTAGCTAAAGGTTTAAGAGAGCATGTAAAGCAAGGTGGTTTGGTGTTAAGAAAACATATTCTGAGTAAAAAACAAGTTGATGATATTTTGGATGAACTTAAAGAAAAAGTAAAAAAGCAAGCAAATGATTAAAGTATTATCAATCCTACAGCCATGGGCATCATTGGCTGTTCTAGGACACAAGCGCATTGAAACCCGCAGTTGGAATACTAAGTACAGAGGTGAGCTATATATCCATGCGAGTAAGAGGCAAGTTAAATTAGATGTATTAGGCACCGATGTTTTCAGCCGAATTATTAGGGATTGCATCCCAGCAAAGGAGTATGTAAAATTGCCATACGGCGCGATCATCGGTAAGGTTGATTTGGTAGAGACTTTCCCTACTGAACTACTGGTATCTGATGGCAAACCAATTGAAACATTTATTGAAGGGTTGGAAATAACACCACAAGAGATTGCTTTCGGAGATTACTCTCCCAACCGCTTTGGTTGGATCCTGGAAAACCCAGTAATGTTTAAAAAGCCTATTCCTGCAAAAGGACAATTGAGTATATGGAATTATGAATTGTAAGTAAAGCTTTGGAAAGTAATAAATACAAATATTGGGATATTGTGCAGGAAGTGCCTGAGGGATGGAAGATTGATAAAACAGTCGGCTCTCCATTGCACAACCATGTATTTATTACAAATGGCAAAAGCGTTTTAAATGGGCAAAAGAGAGCATTGCTAAGAATCGAAGAAAAACAAGTTGAGCCAGAGATTACGGTTGTAAAAACTATTCCTGTCATAATTAAGGAAGAGCCTAAACTAGAGGAAAAACAACAGCCGCATTTTCCCGCCCAAACGGTCAATATTCTTGCACGAAAGAAATTTCAAGAACAATTACTTAAAGAAATAATGTTTGATTTAATGGTTTGCGAGATAGAAGGTTGGGATAAATTGGAGTACATCAAAGAATTAAAGAAGCTGATAAATGGGATATTGATTCCAAATAGTTCAAAAAAAGGTGTTGCCAATAAATATCAGTTGGGGATATGGAATTATGATGAAAAGCTAATCATAAGCTAATAGCCCTATATTTGTGTTCCGCATTTAGGGCATGATTGATAATAATATGTGGCATTATTAAAAGCCTCACTGTTTTGGCCCAGTGGGGCTTTTTTATTACTTTTACCCAGTCATCATTTTATATCTCTTGATCATGGTGCAATAGGATCAATTATAGCCCGTCTTATCAACGGGCTATTTTATTTTTACTAAACCCCCAATAATAAAAATGCTAAAATTATTAGATAACCGTTCTTTACACAGTTCCCGATCATAAAAGTGGGAACAAATAAGTATTATGGAATTATTTAGCGTTCCAAGTTCACCAACGAAGTTTAACAACTTCCAAATTATTGCAGTGAGGCTTATTGTCCTCAACGGCGTTGTGTGGGGTATTATACCTCTAGCTGTTACCAACATTCAGGCTACGCAGGCGGGTTACGGCGTGGCTTATGGGCTTTGCTCTAACAAAACCACCCGCAGTAGTGGAAATATTGTTAGCAGAGACAATCTGCAAGTGCCTTTTGCCGCAGCACTGGTAAGTATCTTCGAAAAGTACCTTTTAAACAACCCATTGGTAGCCGTAGCCGATAAGCTAGCTTTGGGTATTCACACACCTTCTACAGCGCACACAACTGTTGCCGCACCCAATGCTGCACCAGAAGTAAGAATTTCGAACGGTGAAAGCTTGCAGTTAGTAATTACCATGCACGATGTGGCTACTGGCAAAAAAGCTAAACCAAAAGGTGTAGGCTTTATGGAAGTATGGTATAAGATTGGTGACCCCGCACCAGTAGCCATTACCGACTGTGTAAACAAGGTGAACATCCACAAAAGTGGCGATCCTATCAACTTTACTTTGGCAGATAAAGCAAAGCTGGTGTACCTATTCTGTAGGTGGGTAAGCGTTAAGGGCGAAAGTGGTCCTTGGACAACGCTAATAACAGGCGTAGTTTCGTAATCTATACCCGTATAGATGGTAGTGTAAGGCTTGTAGCTAATAGTTACAAGCCTTACTTGTGTAGTATATCGTCTGTTGGTGTGGTTATATAGCGATACAACGCTACCGATCAGCTTGATGGCGACACCTTTACGCCTTACACGGCAATAACCAAGCGATATGCTACTGTATTAGGGTGTTGTATTTGTTTTATTTGGTGTTTATTTTATCTTTTTTTTACTGAAAACCAAGTAATACGCACATTTTGTAAATTATTAATTTACTTTTGGTCTAATAATTAGATGTAATGGCAAAGAATAATCCCACCAATATAAGCGAACTCATACCCGATGACAAAAATTTCAATAAGGGTAATCCTTACGGTAACTCACTCATTGAAAAATCATTCAGGAAGTTTGGGGCAGGTCGTTCTATTCTCATTGATAAGAATAACAGAATCATTGCAGGAAACAAGTCTGTTGAGAATGCTGGTTCAATAGGAATAGAAGATGTGCAGGTCGTTGAATCGGACGGGAAAAGGATTATTGCGGTAAAACGTATGGATATTGATTTGGACACGCCTGAAAATCGGGAGATGGCTTTAGCTGATAATCAAACAGCACTAAAGAATATCATCCTTGATGCAGAAGTGATAGAAGCCGAACTCGGTGAAGCCGTTTGTGTGGAGTGGGGAGTGGATAGTTATAATGAAACAGAAATTGATTTTGATGATATTGATAGCAACTTAGACAGAAGTAATGCGAAACCATTAAAAGAAATATGCTGCCCTAATTGTAACCATAAATTTAATGCGTGATGCCTATACCTTACATGGGTTCTAAGAATAAATCCTCAAACTGGATATATCAAACAATAGAAAACTTTAATCCACAAAAAGGAGTTATTGTTGATTTGTTTTGTGGTGGATTTTCAATAAGTCAAAAGTTTTTAGAGAATGGATGGAGCGTAATATCCAACGATAAGAATGTTTATGTGGTGGAGTTACTTAGGAAGACAATCTTTGAAGGATTGCCTGAAGGTATTGTAACCAAGTTTGTAACAAGGGAAATGTTTTTTGACATTGCTAAGAATCCACAAAGTTATGAACCGTGGTATGTGGGTTACGTTCAATGTGTCTGGAGTTTTGGCAATAACCAAAAAACTTATATTTTCGGGAAGAATGTAGAAGCTATAAAACATGCAGGGCATAAGATTGTAATAGACAAAGACCCAAGCGACCTGATTGGAATACTCCCACAGAAATACATTGACGGCATATTAAAACAAAGCGATTGGCATAAGAGACGAATTGCATTAGTTAAGGTTGCAAGAGCAATGAAAAACAGAAAATTAGAGTTGCAGCAGTTGCAGCAGTTGCAGCAGTTG